ATACAGAAAACATGATACAAAAACGGAACTATTAAATTATTGTGAAATTTCTTTTTTACAGACAGATAGTAGGCACGGTCTAGCATGTAGAGAAGATGATGTTAAAGGCATTATAGATTGCTATGCAGAAAATGAAATTATGGTAAGCAAAATAGCCCATAATTTGGCTGGAAGATTAGATAATGCTATGGTTACCCCAGTTATCTTCTTGATTAATTCGCAAGCAGAAAACGGAGTGGTGGAATTGGATAAAAATAAATATTCTCAAAGAGTTACTTTTAAAATGGTTTTATAGGCTCGTTTTTTCTATAGTATAATTTAGAAAAAAAACAGAAAGGCTATAAAATGGCTATTAATAAAGTACCTATTAAGGGTTCTACTGTAACAATTACAGCAAAAGGTGGAGCTAAAACCTCGGCAGAGGTGGAGTGTATTAAAGGGGATTTTGAGATAGATTGGGGACAATACGAATCGCAAGAGGTAGTGTGTCACAAAAGCGGAACTACCTACGATAAGAGTTCTTATCAAAAATTCGGTCAAACGACTTTGGATAGTTGGTTTACTGGAGATAAAACAGATGCGTTTCAGATTCTTGCATTCCAAGCCCTAAATAACGAAGGGGATTTTGACGACTCTGTAGCAGGTGGAGACAGACACTTTACCGTCAAGATAGCGTTTGTTGACCAAGATTCTACAGTAATCGAGTTTGAAGCTCTAATGTTGTCTGCTAAATCTAACTTTGCAGTGCAAGGGTATTTAGATGCAAAATGGACATTACAGCAAACATCGCGACCTATTATCTCTTAGAATACATTTAGCCCCTTTTCGTCCTTGTTGGGGGGCGTGTTTGGTTTTTTCTTTAGAAATTGGATACTTTTTAAAAAGCTCTCTTGGGTATGTGTATTATAAATCTTTCTAAAACTTTCCTCTTCCATCGTTATAGCTCTTCCTATTTCCATTAAATACGCAATAATTTTTAGGTCACTAATCTGTAAAGAAAAAACTGCATCTTTAACCGATTGGTAAATAAACCCATTGCGTTCAGAATTCAAGTGACAAAAGGAAAGAGATGTAAGGATAATTTGAGTGAGGGGATGGGACAAAAAAGAAAGCTCTTGATTGTCCCTAATATGTAAGATTACGCTGTTAACGATTTTTTTTTAATTTCTTCGTCTGCGTCCATGGCTTCTATAGATTTTTGGAGTAACAGTTCTTCAACTCCATACTCTTTAGCTTTGCCGATTAAGTCGTCTGCGTCCTTGCCCTTAATAATTGCACTAAGCTTTTTTAATGTAAGTTTTGGAGCTTCTTTTAAGAACTCTGTTAGTAGTCTAGCATGCTCTTTTTCTTCGTCTGCTGTTCGATTTTCTTTCTCTTCTAACTCTGTAAAACGTTGGGAATCTCTAAGGGTCTTAGCCCCAGTAATCTCCTGTAGCTTGGACGGAGAGAGAGGGAATAATCTAACTTCATAGTCCAGTTGTCCATCTAAGTTAAATAAAGCTGTTGTGCCTAAAGTTAAAGTTTTCATTTTTGTCCTTGTTGTTTATTTTTGTATTGTACCATTTTTTCCCACTTTACACCATTCCAAGTATGTATCTGTATAGCACACGCGTTACACCCCTTACACTTATCACAATTAGTTACTTGTGGCTTATTGCTTGATAAGGCGATAGCTAAGATAACCACTCCATATATAACGACTGTAGAAAGTCCTACTATTGTCTGTAAATCCATTTTTTTATACCTCTCTTTGTTGGGCTAAATAAGCCTGTTTAATTTGATTAAGTTGAGTTCTTTTTTCTGCTAATTCTGTATAAATTGAAACTGGTATCTGTCCTTGTAATTGTTTTGAGACAGAACTAATTAATTTATTTATCTCTTTTATGTCATTGATTGTAACGTTACTAATATTAATATTAGTAACGTTAGTAGTGTGTGTTTGAGTCTGTGGGCGTGGGGTGTAGCTTGTTTTCTTTTTAGGTGTTTCTATATACCAAGATTTAACACCACAAGCTTCACAGCCGTCACAATTATCACAGTTATTGGGTTGTGCAGGGTTAGCGTCTCTATGCATTCCAAAAGCAACAACTCCAAAAATAGCCGAGAAAGTGGCTAATGCCATTAGTAGTTCAAATTCATTCATCTTTTAAACCTCTATATTTAAACGTGCATCTAAACGAGGGGCTTGTTCGATTTTAGCTAGCATTTTTTCTTTTACTAATTTAAGGTAATCTACAATATTGGTTTTGACATCTTGTGCCGTGGTATCAGATGAAAACTGCATATGGAACGGACAATATATAACATGCATAACCCCTAAGACTGCAAAAGAAAAAACTGGGTCTTCAATCTCTAGGACTACAACAGAGGCTCTCTTTTTGCATAGGGTAAAAACTGGGGTAAACCCCACTTTAACCATATCTGATATATAAAATATATCTTCTCCATATGCCTTATCCCCATCTTCTGTTAAGATATTAAGCTTAAACGGCTTAGCAGGGTGGATAACTATTTCTAGTTGTAATTTTTTCATTTTTAATTCCTTATATTTTTCGTATAAGGAAGTATATACTATAGTAACTTTATTTATACTTAACAAGTTACTTATTTTTAATATATTTAAGAAAAGTAATTATATATAGCTCTATTACCATAACTATAAATACAACAAAAGCAAGAGGAAAAAACAAAACAGTTATTAAAATATCTAGGCTCTTTTGTCCTCCGTAATTATTTACAATAACCTCTAAAGGGTAAAATAAAAATAGATATAGTAGGTCTAGCATTAAGAACAGAACGATATAAAATCTCCTTTGCCTTCTCATGGACAGGATAAGTAAAACATATTCTTCTGTAAACAAGAACACTCCGAATAATAGATATAGGTATAGTAACATTTTAACGCCTTTTAAGTTGTTTATTAACCGTGTTAATGTACAATAGTATCAAAAATATAAGGATTTTAATCATGAAAATGGTAGAAAATGTAGAGAAAATTATAGGGTCGGAAACGTTCGTCAAAGATGCAATTATGAGCAAAGTAGGGTTAACTTTTACTGTTAGCACGGTTGCATTTGGGGTTTTAGCAGGGTCTCAATTATGTACCCCTATTTGGGCTTTTAAGATTCCTTATTTTATTGGTGGGGCTTACTTGCTGTTTGGTTGGGTTTTTGGAGAACCTAACACCAAAGAGACAAAGGCGAAAAGCAAGGAGTCTGTAAAAGAAAATTTAGAGGGTTTTGACAACATAGAACTAGAGCCAAATCAAACGATAAAAGTATTTAATGGTATTGCATATATTGCAACCAGTACAGAGTTAGGGCAACGGTTCAGACCCTTAGAAGAGAGAGAGGAAGATTAGCTTTCCCCTCTCTGTTTTTTCAACCATGTTATAAACTTCTTAATATTAGTTTTATATTTCTTCGTGTTGCTAATATCATCTTTTTTTATCCAAGTACTTTTAATTCTAGTAAAGATAGCTTTTTTCTCTTGCTTATCTCTTGTGACTTCATCTATCCATCTAATTAATTCATAATTTATCTCAATTTTTTCTCTTAAAAACAAATCTATTAAGAGAGTGTCTGTTTTAGAACCTCTGAACTCTTTATTTCTCTCTTCCATTCTATCAATTATTTTATACAGGCTGGCATCCGTGTACTCTTTTCTGACATTTCCCAAAAAATCCACAATGGCAGAAAGATAGTCCAGCTCGGCATAAATAGAAAAAATATCAAATGCTTTGTTAAATCTTACCAGTTCTCCATTAGTTAACCTTTTACTGGCATCAATTTTAATGGTGCTTACAGCTTCGGCTCTGTTTTGGAACGTTAAGATTAATTCTTTAGGTTCAAGCTTGTTTAGCATAATTCTATTATCGCAATTACCACAATTACAAACAGCCCACCCATCAAAAGAGTATACATTTTTTAAAATTTGAGATTCCATACACTTTTCACACGTTACAAAATCTATCATTTTCTCGACTTCGGTTTCGTCTCCGCAATCTACACATTTTTTTTGTGTAATTTGGATACCGTCATCTTCATTTAAAACAACATCTGTAACTGCTAAAGGTTTTTTAGATTCACACTTTAAGCACGTTAGCGACACTTTTCTTTCCGTTTTTACTGTTGATGGGGGTGGCGACTGCAGAGGATGAGATTCTAATAGCTCTATAGAGTTATAGCAGTCTAATACAAGACTAAAAGGTTTATCTTTATACAGTCTTAACACTCTACCTATCGCTTGCCTATACAGGCTTTGTGAGCCGATAGGTCTAGCTAAAACAATAGTTCTAGCTATCGGTAAATCTGTACCAGTTACAATCATGTTTACCGATACTAGAAATTCTATTTTTCCCTTTTCAAATTGTTCCAACAGGTCTTTGTCTTTGCTGTTAGAATGCAACACCCCAACGGAATACCCTCTTAATTTTAAATCTTCATATAGTCCATTTGCGTGGTCTATAGAAGACGCTAGAATTAATGTAGCGTCCAATCTATGCTTTAAAGTCATTCCGATTACATCCACAGCCGAATCTTTAACGGCATCATCCATCGACCCTTTGGTAAAATCTTCTTTACCCATTTTCAACAAAGAGGACTTAATCGACCCCACAACCTTGTATCTAAGAGGAGTCAAATAACCTGCTTCGATAAATTTGTTAATGTCTAGCCACTCTTTAGGCATTAGGTCTATAGCACCTTCCCATATCTCTAAAGGTCTTCCTTTGCCGTCATAGGGTGTCGCTGTCATCCCAATAACCGTCATTCCTGCTTCTGTTACTTGTTTAATTAAAGACTTCATGCTCTTAGTTTCGGATTTACTTAGTGCCTCTAAGTGCATTTCATCTATAAACCAGTATCTAAAAGTAGTAGGGGTTATACGCCCCTCTTTAAGCCTATTAAGGATTGTTTTTATTGTCCCTAACATAACCCTTGCGTTAGGTCTAACGATGTTCTTACCCTGTAATAATCCCCAGTCTTTGTTATATTGCAGTGTTTGATTTGCTAAATTAATACGTGGCATAAGCATAATAAAACGGTCACTGGGCTTTGTCTCTGTGCATGCTTGATACATTGCAGTTTTTCCACTTCCTGTAGGTGCTACAATTTGGAGAAGAGGGTGGGAATGTGCGATTTTAGAAAAAGTGTCTTTTGTGGATTGTTGATATGGTCTAAGTTTAAAAGGGGATTTTGACATTTTAGATACTCCTATATTTTTATAATAGTATAGGAGAGAGTAACTTTATTTTAGCTTAATAAGTTACTGCTTAGTTACTATCTTTATGTTTTTTGAGACTTCTGTTTTTTGCTTTTTTAATCTTCGGTCGTAATTCATGATTAGGAGTGCATCGCCCAAGCCGTCCAAAGTGGGCTTAACATCAATCTGTAAAGAAAATAATCTGTTTGCTAGGATAATTGAATCCGTCTTAACTATTTTCTTTAAAAACTTACTCCTGTTTGGAGAGTTTAAAAGATTGTGAAAGCCTTTCCATTTTTTCGCGTCCAATGGTTTAGGAACATCTGCACCACTAAGAACAGCTAAAGTTTTTAGACCACCAAAGTTTGAAGCATTCGTAAACGCTCCTGCTTGTGCTTTCTCGTGTGGGTTAAATTGCTGTTCCAACAAAATATAGTCTGAATATCCGAATATATCCTGCACTTTAGCCCAGTCAATGCCATCTTTATTTTTTGGCATTCTAATAACTTCGGTAAGTACATTATCTAATACAACAGCAATAGCACCATTTAGACCACAGTCAACATACAACTCTCTTTTGGCTTTCAAGTTAAACACTTTTAATATCCTCGACTACTTTATGGCTTAAAAATGTAGCTCTAAACTTCTCATTGTTTAATGACCGAGACGCAGAAACGCCACCTAGATTACGCAGAATTTCAGCAATATCTCGAATAGAGATTTCAATGTCATGCTTAGTTTTAATGTTTCTCTTAATTATAGAGGCTGGTTTAATCAACAGCACACCTTTTTCTGTTTTTATTATCTGTAGAGACAATAAACCTCTACTTCTATCGCCTCTCATTTGTGCTTTTATCTCCATTTTAACTAACTCTACTTTTACATTTTTCATGTTTTTTTCCTAATGTTTATTTGTTGTGGTAGTATAGCCATAGTAACCTTAAATTAAAGAATAAGTTGCTATAATGTCACTACTTACATTATATAGGAGTTAAAAAAAATGAAGCAAATTTTAAAAGATATAGAGTTTAAACTAATAAGTTTTGTAGCAACTGGGTATTCTATTGGAGCGTTAGGGGCTATGATAGAGGGTAGTAATTATGATGCTATAACGCAAATTGGATATATTTTTGGTGGCATTGCAGTAGCTTTTATTTACGTTAAAAAAGTGGTCACACCCTTTATTAAGATAGATAAACCATTGGCTGTCACGCTAGCTTCATTGCCGTTTGTCTTCTCATGGTATCTCATTAGCGACCCAGTACACGCAAAATATATAGACATTTTTGTGGACTCTCATTATCAAGAATATAAAACGGAGAGCGAAAAACTTCGATATTCATCAAAAAAACTGATAGATATAGAGATGGATATAAAGGGGAAAAAGGCACAAGTTAGTAAGGTTGACAGGAGTGAATTATTTTCTTTAGAGACAAATAAAGAGGTAGAAAAAGCAAAAATAAAAGCAACAGTAGAGGCTCTAAGGGTCGAATGGAAAAAGAGCAGAAAGAAGATAACAACAGAATACCACGCTTTAAAAAATAGATATAAAAAGAATTATGGAGATTTTGGAAACGGTGCAGTAGCTATTCAAAATTTTACCAATATGCTCTATACAGAAAAAGTTAAATCTCTAAAAGAAAAGTTTGACACCATAGACTCAATAAATAAAAACAAAGCCGTCAACTCTTCTGACGAGGTTCTGATAGAGAGATTAAAAATTGATACAGAAAGGTATAAAAACCTCATCAATAAAATTAAAAAAATTGAGGAAAAAGACAAAATCGGAATAGAGAAATTCCAGCTAATCATGATTTTATTTGGTATCTTTTTAGAGGTATTTTTAACTCACATCTCCTACTGGATTGGAAGATTAACCCCTCAAAGTATTAGTAATAATATAGATATAAAAGAGGTAATATCTAGCGAAAAGAGGTTTTTAAAATTAGTAGAAATGACCCCTAACTACAGATTGAATTCTATTTTCGCCGTGTTGCGATGTTATGCACACGGAGAAAAGTTAACAGAAAAAAATATTGAGAAGTGGAGTTATTTTATTAACAATAAGACAAATCAAAAATATAAAACTGGTAAAGTGGGACTTAAGGCAAAAAAACATTTACTGGAATTTGGCATGCTTAAAGATGATGTTAACGAGATAGATTTAAATGTGTTAAAGAATATTATACAAGAATTCTCTAACTAAAATATATAATAAAGTTTCACGTAAGAATACAAGCTACACTTATATTTTTAAAGCTTAAGTTTAGGCTCTTTTTTTCGTCTAAACTTAGTTTTTTGCTTATACTTAAAGCCATCTCTTCCCATGCACAGTAACTACACTTTAGGGTATTCGTCACAAATCAAAACAAATAATATTAGTAGTAGTTATTTATATGTTTAAAATTATTAACATTGCAATACTAATAATAATTGCAAAGTATAAACATATTTGGCTCATGAAACTAGAGATGTAAGCCTAAACACCATAGTATAAAATAACAAAACATGTACACGTTTCAACAAATAACACACAGACAATGTTATACATATGCATTATTTAAGCGTATATTAAGATTAAAAGCAATGTTTCACGGTTTTTACTCACACACTTTTTCACATGTGAGCATCATGCTTTAAACAAAACGCATTCCCCACATCAAAAGCCTATATATTGGGGGCTACATCTAGTTAGTTGAATTTATTTTTGGCTCTATAAGACGACATTAAAGAGACTGAAAAGTAAGTTTGAGCATTTATTTTTAAAATTAATGTGAATAAAGTAGTATTTTTCTTTTAAAAACTAAATTATTCTAGTTTTAAATGTAGCTTTTTCTAGTTTTTTTTGACAAATATTAACTTATTTTTTTTGATATTCAGCCACTCCCCTACCCCTCTCGTACTTTTAGAGTTAAAAAAGTACAGTTTTTAAAGAAAAAGTATGAATACCCCCTTTTTTTACGTTTTGAATAGTGGTAAGTGTATTTAAAAAAAATATTGCTTTACTTTGAATAATTAATAAAATATGCTAGCCTAGTTAAAATATCTTTTTTTTGTTTGCATAAGCCATAATAACAGCATCAGCCAAATTATGAGAGGGGATACCTCTTTTTGCTAAACTTGCCTTGGATTCTACCTTTAGTTGTTTTTCGTTAACTGTCTCACTGTTAGGTGCTGTTAACTCCTTAAACAATTTATCCAACAGTTTCTGTTTTATTTTTGAAGATATACTTATTATATCTTGTTGCCTGTAGCTTGAACCATTTGTAACAGCGTTATGTGTTATTTTTAATTTCTCTGCGAACTCATGCCACTTTTGAGATTTTATATTAAGAAATACATCTTTATTTTTTTGTTGAGTTGCTAGGCCTAGAGGAGAATAGAAACCATTGGGATTACTGGGACTACTTCCTGCTTTAAATCCATAGAACTCTTTGACTCTTCTTGCTGTCCTATGCTGTCTCAAAAAAGCTCCGACACCTGCACCCACTCCGATACTGTCATAGATTATCGTTGCTCCGTGGGGGTGTGCTTTTCTAACTACTTTTTGGACTGCTATATCTTGCTCATGTTGTTCTGTTTTCCACTCTTCTATTTCTGTTAGTTCCCCACCAAGATTTAACGCTAGAGCATGAAAGTCGTCTCCATCGTCCATGACATCGAAACCTAAATAGTTTTTACTGGATGGGTCTACATTTAAAAATGCATGTGCATCAATAGCAGATTGAAGCCAAGACAACTTGATGATGCTTTTTGATGCAGAATCTTTCGGCTCTCCGAGATAAACATGGTTAAAATCATCATCTTCTCTGTAGGATTCTATATCAGTTAGCATAGTCTGTGAAAGAAAGGGATTATCAGTATAATTGATTTTCTTTACGGTTGCATTAGCTTTTTCTTTAACAACAAACTCTTGGTAAATAAAATCAAAATAGTTTTGAGGATTAAACGCTATCCATATTTCTGAATTCTGCTTTCTAACTGTAGGGGTAACAATATCGAAAATCTCTTTCGTGACTCCCTGTGCTTCCTCTAGGTAACATATATCTATTCCCTCAATCCCTTTGAATTCTGCTGTGTTTCTCTCTATACCGTGGAAGGTAAAATAAGAGCCTGTAACTACACACTCGATAGATGTTTTCTGAATGATAAAATATTTAGATAATCCGAGGGTGTGAATTTTTTCTTCTAACAGAGATTTTACAGAGTCGGAAATTTTGACTTGAAACGCTCTCGCACATACGATTCTTTTTCTGTGTGCGATAGACAACAATATTAGCATAGTGCAAAGCTCATGACTCTTGGAAGACCCCCTACCTCCGTACAATACGCGATAACGAGACGCTCTAATTTCTCCGTCACCGTCAAACCAAAATTCTGAAATATTTGGGTTTAGGCACTTTTCTACATCAATAACTATACTGCTCATAATTCTTTAATTTTTAATGATTTGTTAACGATTAGATTTACTTGGGGGTAGTTTTTTGGCTCGTTGTTTAGGTCTAAAGTTTTTGGTAAAGCTCTTGATAGAAGAGAAATAAGGTTGGCTTGTTGCATTAACGCTTCATTTATTTCATTTTTTGATTTTTTGAGCATCCTTACACGCTCTTCAGAATCTTTGATAAGCCCCATTATTTCCTCTCCATATTCATTAGAGTGTGTATTTGAGTACCTTATCCGAAGAGACGTTAAATGGTTCTGCTCTCTTATCCAAGGGGACGTAGCATCTTTTAGAGGGGTAATGTTGTCATATAGCATGCCTGCTAAGGCATCTATCGTTTTTTGAATCATCATGTGCCTTTTTTAAACACATGATAACATTTTTTTGTTCGTGAAAGAAAGTTGAGGTTTTATTTACCAGTTAACAAGAGGGTTAAATGTTTCAATCATGGTTTTACCATTACCAATACACTCTGTATACTCTTTACCCTTTCCTGCATTAAAGAGATACTCACATTTACTCTCTTGCTTCTCTACCTCGTTAAAATAGCTTGTTGTATTAGTGTCTTTTATTGCAATATTTGCAACAGCTAATAGCACCACTATAATAAGCCCAGTTCCCACGATACTTGTTGTGTTTTTCATGATTAAAATCCTTGTGTTTGTTTAGATTAGGTATTGTACTATATAGTAACTTAATGTGCAATTAAAAAGTTACTATTTTTTTAATGTAATACTACTATTCAAAAACAACTATACAAGAAGATAATAAAATGCTTTTTTAGCTGTCAATTTAGCCTTTTTTCTATAAAATCTAACGAGGATTGATTTAAATGCTTTTTTTCTTGATTCCATGCTCTTTGTTATGTGATGTATATATAATTGATTTTTGGTAGCATTACGTTGCTTTATGATGCGTTTAATGGGTTTTCTAGCTTGCTGTATTTAAAATGGAGATATAGTTGTTTTTTATTGGAGAGGAATAGGTTTTTTCTTTTATAGACTTATTTGAATTTTGTAACTTTTTAAATTTGTAACTTTTAGTCTGTAAAGAAAAACTTGTAACTTTTTTAAAAAAAACATCGAAAACCCTTTCAAAGCCCACAGTTTAGGGCTTTATGTAGATTTGTAACTTTTTCGTAACTTTCCTGTAACCTTAAAAGTTACAAGGAAAACACGTCTGAAGCCCACAAAATAGCACTTTGACCTATTTGTAACCTTGTAACTTTTTTTCGTGAGAGAAACCCTATATAGGGAGGGGTATATTATGGGTTCTCCTATATTAATTATTATGCTTAAGGTTAGTATATAGATTCTCTTATTATTATATTCTTTTCTAAAAAAAGGTTACAAAGTTACAAAACCTTTCAAAGCCCTAAACTGTGGGCTTCAGAGGTGTAACTTTTTTGTAACTTTTGTAACCATTATAACTTTTTTCATTTTTTGGAAAATTCAAATGCCTATTTTGTGGGATTTGAGAAAATGAAAAAATGGGTTTGTAACTTTTTTTTTGGAGTTGCTTTTTTTTGCACTTTAAGTTTCGGAGTGCTGATTTATTTGAAATAAGAAAAAACCTCTTGTAGCTTAAAGTTTTATAAAAGTGGTTTTTTCCAAAAAAAAGGCTACAAAAAAGTTACAAACTTATAAACTTAAATATAAAACTAATATATTCACTTAATGTAACTTTAATAATATGAAAATATAGTGACTTACAGTGACTTAATATGTACCTTTAATGTTACTTTAATGCTCCTTTCACTATAATAAACCATAGATTTTAGAGGAGTATTTAAAACTCTCTTCCTGTAAAAAAACACTGGGGATTTCTTGTTAAGAATTCCTCTAAAATCTATGGTTAAAAGTAGTGTTTTTCCCATAGAATTTAAATAAAAAACAGGAAGTAAAATAAGTATGAAAAAGTTCATTTTTAACGAGACAAAAAAGGTAATTTTAGGGGATGATTTAACCCTACAATTAATCATAAATTCTTTTGCTAGCATAGGTACAAGAAAAGTGTTTATAGACCCAAGAAGTGGTCATGTTATTACATTAAAAGGTGCTAAAGAAAGTTTAGAGTTAGTAGGCACTTTAGTAAGTAGAATAACAAATATTAAAAATATCAGCAACGATGAAAAAGTATTTATCTTAGATAGCTTATGCGTTATGAACACTTACAATAGAATAGAGAGAGGTAGAGATTTGCTTGCAGACTTTACAGTAATTAACCAAAACTTACGAACTGGGGTAATATCTATAGTAGAGCATGGATTACCAAAAGCAAACGTGCAACCCCCAAGAGCAGAAAAAGAATATGACCAATTTATCAGACAGTATGAAGAACTATTCCCTTTTGTTGAATCTCTAGTGCGTTCCATTATTTATGCAAAAGTTGCACCAGTTAAAGAAAGCTTCTACTATATAGTGGGAAAATCTAATTTCGGTAAATCGTTTCAATTGTCAGCTCTACAACAAGCAGGGCTTGGGTTCGAGCTAGAGGACATTCAATCTTTTGCTTCAAATTCCAACTCTTCCTCTATCTCTATTAGAAGTCTAGTTGATGCATCCTGCGTGCTGGTAGACGAATTTATGTATTTTACAAAAGAGTTAAAGAATATCACGTTCCATACCTCTTTAGCAGAAAAATATGGAATGTCCCAAAATGTGCCATTAGGGCTTAAAATTATGTATAGTGCTAACCTATCAGATTCTTTGATTGGTGGTGTAGATGCCCAGTTATTGAATCGTGTGGCACTAATACAAGTTGAAACGAGCCATGGTATAGATGCTTTGCCTATTATAAAGAAGATTGGAACAAACAGAGGTAGGGATTTATTAGCATTTTTCTTTTACGAACTAGCAAAGGAAACAATTAAATCTTTAAAAGAAAAAGAAGACCCTATAATGTACGCAACTGCATATCTAAAAGGCATCTTCAGAGAATACAAAATCGAAAATAACACAGACTTGGTTGAAGATATGGAAAAAACATTAACTATACTTATAGAAGATGCTGTTAAAGAAATGCACTTCAACGACCCTGCTATTATAGAGTTGCATGATGGGAAAGTGTTTCTTAAGAAACCAGTGAAAACCATTATGTCTCTAATCGACACACAGGTAGACCCAGTTAAAGCAATGAAATTTAAAAGTTATGTAGAGACTTACGTTATGCAATCTCCACACGTAGACGCATCGACTTTAAAAAAAGCAACTAGATTAAGCGATGCAGTAGCCCCAGTAGACAAAAAAAAGATAGCCAAGGGCATAAGGATAACTTACTGCACAGAGGAATAAAAAAAACATCTCTATATGTATAACCATGAAAACATATAGAGAGAAGTAAGGAGGTGTCTAAAAAATATAAGACCACACATAAAGAAGTACTTAAATACAACAATCTGTATAGGTTTAAAGTTGTGTGGTAGTAGCATTATATCGAAAAATCAGTAACTTATTAAGCGTATTATAAGTTACTATATCATATAATACAGAATCAAAAACACAAGGACGTAAGAAAGATGACAAAAAATAAATTAATAGTAGGATTACTATTTAAAGCTGTATTGGTTATTGGGTTTGCAATTACTATTGCAACTGTTAACGCTAGAGCGTGTGAAAGCGACAACAAGGAAGTTAAAGGTTGTGCCATTGATATGAGTTTTGGGGATGAGACTTATACTCCACCTCTTTCAGAAGACGAAAATCAAATTTCAGAAGACGAAAATCAAACAATCATTATCGGTGCAACAAGTGCCGATATTAAAAACTGTATCGCAAATGGTGGAAAGACTGTTTCATGTTTGAGAAAGTTTTTGGTATGATTAAAATTAATATACCCCTCTTAGGGGCTAAGCCTAAAAATAGCGTGTATTTGCTAGATACCAACACGAAGGATAGACTAACAGTAGAGAATGCCTGTAAGGCTCTTAATTTACATCTTATGGCACGTCCAAACGGTGCTATGGGGCATATGAATATGGTTGAATTTTTGCCTATAACTGTATTAGATAAGACTATTTATTTCCCTAATCAATGGAGAATAACTATGCCGAACAAGAAAATTATTATTCTTTCTATTGAGTCAACTATATCAACGGTTAGAAACAATAATCTAATCGGAGTTGATAGGGCTATTAGGGAATATTTAGTTAATCTAAGAACTCAACTTTTTCTTTTAAAAACTGAATTTGAGAGAGAAGAAGAGTTAATAGATTTAGATTTATCTGTAAAAGAAAACGATTAAACAGCAGTAGAGAGCAGGATTCTATTTCTTTCTGCTCTATTTGGTACTTGTTTAGCATATTTACTTTTTACTAAATTTATAGAGGCTCTCTTGTAATCCCCTCTCTCTAAGTACTTTAGAGTTACTTTAAACTTTTTTAACCGAACAATACCCAAGTTGAAGCACAAATCCACAAGAGCAATTTTCGCCTTATCGGGCATTTTTACCCACCACGGAAAATTATCATTTAAGTTGTTCATAACCTCAACAATATCCATAGTTAATAGTTGTTCTGCTCCCTCTCTCATCCCCACATTAATCATTGTTCGCAAAACTTGTGGAGGTATAGGATTATTTAAATTGTGACCATATCCCCAAGTTAAAACATTAACTGTATCTGAATATACAGTTAGACTCAATCCCTCTTCATGCTTAATTTTCAGTTCGTATCTTTTTCTCATGTGTTTATTCATCTTGCACACCCTGCACAGTCTCCAATACCTAAATAAATATTATCCAAGTTGAGGTTTAATCTTTCTAGCTTTATTTGTGCATCTCTTGTCAAACACGTTAAGCTTTTTCTGTCTCTATATAGACAGTTAGAGGGGTTTCTATTGTCTATGTATACGCTAGATATACTCTTCTCTTTTACTTTTTGTTTTGCAACTGGAAAAGTTCCAACTTGTTTGCTCGGTGGAGTAGTACAGCCTACCAAAAATGACGTTAAAGCCCCTAAGATTATCTTTTTATACATTTATATATCCTTTGTAAATATCTCGTTATATTCGCTTATTTGCTTGTTTAGAAGTTTTATTTTTAATTCCGCCTCTCTTAATTTTCTTTTACAGACACTAAAGTTTTTAACAATCTCTTTAAAGCTAGTTAAAGCTAGTTTTATTATTTTCATATATTTCATACTCCATTTTTATTGGTTTAAAAATAGTTCTATTCTGCTCTACAGTTATTAGTTTGGGGCATTTATCTACACAATTACTACAGCATGCAGAAAAAAATAAGCCTACTGCAACAAATAAAATCTTCATCTTCTCGCCTTTTCCACTATTATATCTAATATATAGTAACTTCTTAAGTATGTTTTAAGTTACTTTATGTAATAATGCAGAATCAAAACATAAGGACAAAAAAATGAAAACGACAAAAACAATACATGATGAACGTGTGGTAGCTATAAAATTTAGATTTAAAGAAAATACCTCTATAACAATTAAAAAGCATGTAGTGGAGTTTATGTTTAAAAACAACTTTGAGGCACGTATAGATAGAGCTGGACGAACTGATAAAGAGATGTGTGAGGTGGTAATGCCTATGATTGAAGAATATTTGTGTGATGAGCAAGACCTTGATAGCCACAAAAAGTATGAGAAGATGGTTAAGGACTTTTATAATGTAGAAGATGAAGCTAAACAAACCATTAGCGTGGATGTTAGAATAAATTCCAATGAGAGAAATATAGATATTTTGATTGATGGACGAAAGAATAATGTGGACTTGCTGGTTGAATACCTAGATGTATCAGATGTAAATAATAGCTTTCATGTGTGGATTACCAGAGACGGCTTACTTAGCTATGATAAGCGTCTCCGTGTTACTCTTAATAACGAGGTAGATTTTTATGTGCAGATTGAAGCGTCTAAACAGCTAAAAATAACAAAAGACACAACAGAAAAAGAGATTATTGAAAATGTATCTGAAGCTTTTAAAAGTGTAGTAGATGCTGTAGAGAAAAAGAAAGAAGAGCAGGTAAATATTAATTTTACTGCTTTTTTAGATTTGTAGAAAAAGAGAGGGTTTAACCTCTCTTTTTTTTTAAATAACCCCACGATGAACCCCCACAGAATAATCAATCTCTTCACTATCTTTAATTTCAGACAGCTCTTTATTCAAATTGTCCATTAAAATTTCATGGCATCTCTCAAAACTTTTTATTTGTGTAACCTCAACTTTTTCTTTTAAAGATTGATTTTGGTATTTGAAATAAGTTGAGGTAGCTAAAAGCATCCCAACCCCTGTGACTATAAATTTTATACATGAAAACATTTATCATCCTTTTCTGTTTCTGAAAATAGCGTATATGGTCGCAATGGTAAGTTCCATAAGCACAATAAATATTCCTATTTGTAGTAGACCCAAAGAGATAAGCCCCAAGAATACGCCAAAAGTAAAAAGAGTGCAAACCAGTATTAGCTCATTTTTGATTTTATCTGTAATTAGTAAAAAGAAAATAAGTCCACCTACCAGCAGGGGGCTAACTGTTAACCAATTCTGAAATAAAAATAAAACATTATTTTCCATTTTTACCAGTACCTCCTCTTTTAACCCTTGCTATAAAAAAATCCCAAACCAAAGGCGAAAACCACGCAGTAATGAGAGATAATAAAAACCAAAAACTATTAAAAACTCCACCCATTCCCTCTAATCCCACAATCTTCTTAACCAGTTCTCCACCACTGTTTATATAAAACATAAAAAACATAGGGGTTAAAATACCCCCTGTAACCACGGCTTTAATAAGGTGTACAAACAGCACAAAGAAGTGTATTTTGGCTTTACCGACCCTCTTGTATACTATCTCATGTAACATCCCTAAAAAGCTAAGGAAAGCCCCAAAAATAGCTAACACTAGATATGCAGGGTCGTTAAAGATTACCATATTTGACATAACAGAGGAAGAGGATAGTAAGCCCCCAACCTTAATTAATACCGTGCTGTTTGTATCCATTTACACGCCGTCTTCTATTAGAATATTTAACTCTACAAGCTTATTGTATGCACCAGTTGCAATTTCTTTTTCGTTTATAGTGTCGCCATGTTTATATTTTTTTTTACCAACTTTCAAGCTCCCATCATCTTTAGAGAGCTTAAAAACCTCCCATTTTTTTTTCTTATTCTGTTTTACTTCAAAACTCATATTGTCTATATTTAATCTCTTTTTCACTTTTTTATACTCCTTTTTTAATATGTTGTTACGATGCTTCGAGCTTGGTATCCATGGGTATCGTTGGGAAAATTAAATGGCTCGTATGCATAATACTGAATAATAATACGGTAGTTGTACCCTTTTTTTTGTGTAAATTCATCTATTAGGCTAACGTTTTTAAATCCATAACCAGCGGATTGGTTAACACTTTGCACATCCCCAAAAGTATTTTTACCATCTTTTGGATTCCAAACTTTAATTCTAAAGTGAGTGGAATTATTATTCGTGTCACTTTGCACCCTCTGCATAAAAGCTTCCACCATGAACACTCCATCATACCCAGCTACATAGTCCTGTATCATGTCTGTGTCCGTCCAAGTGTAGGTGGTACTTCCTGCAAACGCTGTAACCCATTTAGATACTTTTCTTCCATGTTTAGGAATTCCGTTAAAAATATCCGTCCATGTCCCAGTTAGGGCTGTATTTGTCGGAGAACTCCCAGTGCTATTTCCTGCATTATAAACTAGAAAACTGTTATTAGGGGATTCCGATAGGTTTTGTCTTACTTCTCCTTCTGTTGGGTTGTATAGTCCTAGTATTTGGTCGAAGAGTAAAGGCTCTTTTAATTTTACTGTTCCACTGTAGATGTAGACATATACAGTATTCCCAACTTTATATAAAAAGCCAGTAGAACCTTTAGGAATAGAAAAATTACCTGTTAGGGTAATAGACGGCGAATCATCTATGATAACTTCTACATTTAACGCCCCAACAACCATTAACTTACTGCCATCTCTGGCGTGAAATCTAACTTCCTCTTTGTCATCTAAATTTTTAGTTTGCTCCTCCAAATCAAAGTCTTCGACAATAACCCTATTTAGGGGTTGCTTGTGAATTATAGCTACATATGTTCCATCGGTACGTCTAAAAGCAAACCCTGTAAAAGCTCCTTTTATTGTATGCTTTACGTTATTAGATAGAGTTATTGTTTTACCATTCTCTTTTATCTGTAAGTCTGCATCTGTTTTTCCACTTTGGATAGTATTTGTCCCACCTTTTGTAGGTTCATAGAAGAAAATAGGGGTTTCATCTCTAATGTTGTGCTTCCGTGTAAGCTGAAATAAATTAATATTAGAATTTTCCGTAACAATAGAAGAGGTGTATATATTTCTTTCTGCTGTAATATGCCACTCCACCCCATCGCATGTAAACGTCACTGAAGCCCCTTTACTCGATATGATATACGGCTCTGCCTTTCCATTTATCTTGCCTCCATTAAAAGCGTGTACCCCTGTAGCATTAGAATTATCTAAAGTTTTAACGGTAACGCTTTTCCCCTCTGCTAGGGTGGCATCCTCTAAATAAACAAGAATGACTGCGAAACGTGCATCTGTTAAAATTATATTGTCATCCGTTTTGACGTTGTAGTCATTGTTTAGCCTAACCAGTCTTTTTACATTGTCTCTTAATACGGCTTGCTTCGTCCACCCTGTGCTAAAATATTTCCATGTTTCGATAATAGAATTATTTAAGTAGACTGTCGCAGTGTCTCCCTCTCTCTTTTTTTTGTCTAAAAGCTCGTTTAGCCGTGGGGGTCTTCCCTCTATTATATTTGTCCTAAAAATAGTATGCTCTCTAGCTTGCTCTCCACCTGCACTTGCTACCTCTATATATTTAGAGGTGGTAGTATCCCAGCTATATATCTTTTTGGCTGTTTCGTCTACATATAGCTTGTCTGCTTTGCCTGTTGTACCTGCATTGTACACCCTTATTTCATCCAATTTTTCCAGTTGTGCAGGGTCTATTGTTCCTCCTCCACCTGCTCCGTCCGTATTCCATCCGTTATCAAATCCACTTGGGGGTGGGATTACTTGCATATTGTATTCCTTTTTCTTTTAAAAATTAAACTCTTGAACAAATTAATTCAAGCACTATTTCTACATCCTGCATGTGTCCGACATGATGCACTTCTTCTATACTATACTCTGTACCATCAAAAACGAAAAACTTATCCCCTTTTTTTATGTTGTTTTTAAGGTAGTCTTTGGGGTCTAAATCTTGGCTAACACACGTAACTCTAATAAACCCACTGTTTAAACTATTTGGACTCTTTTCGTATCCTCTTAACTGTTTAGCAATATAATAAAACTCTATCTCTTCTAAGTCCACACTGTTTACGGTTAACTCGTTTCCATCTTCATCGTATGAGTTCCTGTTTAGTGCCGTAACCCCTGCAATAGGTCTATCTATTACCCTTATAACTTTACCAACAGAGCCATTTTCTATAATTAGTCTCCATGCCATAGATTGCAGATTTTTAACACTTATCATATTATTACCCCTATCCTAGATTTAGCACACATTCGCATTAAAAATTTAGCACGTTTGCCATATTTTGATGTATACCAAAATACGTCACTATCGCTTATTTCCTCTGTTTTTGCCAAGTCTATTTTAATGTCTCCAAGTTCAAAATTTTGAACCTTTTCTGCTATTCCATTATCCCCTTTTTTAAACGCTTCGGAATCTTCCCTTTCTTTTAGTAACAAATGCACAATTACATTAACTAAAATCTCATCTCGTTTTCTGTTGCATTTAACAGGGATATAATACCAAGCTTTAGGGATAATATTTTCTACTTCTAGCTGTGTAAAACCCTTTACTGGGTCTATAGCAATAGTCATATAGGGGAAAAACTCAAAAAAAGTGGAGGCGTAATCTGTGATTTGTGTGGGGGTTAAGGGGGTGCTGGTTGGGATAGGCATAATTTAAAAATCCTTTTAATATTTTTTTGGCTTCATTATACCGTCTGTAAAGAGAAAAGGAATCAATCCCTTTCTCTATATACTAAAGCTTATCTAAAATGCTCCCTGCTGAAGTCTCTAAAATATCAACTCCCCCAGTTCTAAACATAGACTCAAAATAGAATCGGTGTCCTAATTTGTGCGTTGGACTAAGAGTAAATTTCTTAGGGATACGAACAAGCACTGCGTTAGGATTAGTGTTTAGAGCTAACGCAACATCTGAACCACCTGCACCTGCACCAGTAAGACGAAAAGACCCAATAATTTTTACGTTTAAACTTCTCTTTATCTTATCTGTAATGCTTAGTTCAGATTCTGCTTTATAGTCTGTTGCATCACATCTATTTTTTAACTCTGTAGGAACAACGTAAGTGTCGCAGTGATACATAGCGTTGAGGTCTGACCTCTGAGCTAGAATATGGTTACGGATGGTGTCGCTAAGCTCTTGGTCGTCCATCGTTCGCCACGTTTTTAGACTATCTGTTCTTGTAAAACCGTTATTTACATCTAAAAGAGAATCGTATCCGTCTTTGTCGATGCGTTCATGGTATTTTTTATTATGCACACCAACTAATTCTGCATGCAAGTTTCTATTTTCAAGTTTTGATTGATTTAGCTCTGTAACAGTATAAGAAGAGTTACCCTCGTATCCATCTATAGTAATGTAACTTTCAGAGCCACTCACAGAGATTTTACCCCCACCTTGACCACTTGTGCCTATCTTCTCATGTTCGCCCTCTCCTGCGATTCTAAGAGATTTAATAAGGTTACCCCAGCCACCAGTATTATCAATGGTCATTCCTAGAGATAGTAAAGTGGCATTCGGTGGCATATACTCATGGATTTTCTTAGAAACCGTGATAAGGTTTTCTCTTGCTATTGCTCCATTTTGACCATCTTTTAGGTATGCAGAACTACTTGCACATCCTAAGATTGATTTATGGTCGTACAAAAGAGATGCTTTAATTAATTTACTCATTTTATTCCTTTTCTTTTATAGATTAAAATCTTAATTGAGACACGAGTTCTCCAGTAGATAACGCTCTACCTTGTTTACCAGTAAATGTACCGACTTTAGATGCATAAGCACCAACTTTAAAAGCTCCACTTGCCACAATTTCGGCAAATTCTCCATTTTTAGGGGCAGTCTGACCCACATCTAGTACAACCATAATATAGCCATGTGTACAAATTTCAGAGTTAGGTACATCTTCACATTGTTTTCCGAGGTCTGTTGTTCCAAGAACGTTTACACCACCAAATTCTGCACCATCGTAAGGAATTTGTTCTCCATCTGTACCAGTGGTATCTACGGAAATCGCATAACCTGCCTTAACCGTTGAGGTCTTAGGGTCTTTAACTTTCATGTAGTCCACAAAGCTTTTGTTGTCTAGTGCTTTACCTGCACTCAATAGGGTATCGAAACCATTTCCAAGATTTTCAAATGCCATAATTAAACTCCCATCTCTAATTTATTATAGTCGAAAGCTTCATCTTTTAAGATAGAAGAGGGTGCTGATGTTTCTTCAATAGCCAAAGAGGTAGCAATAATTCCATCAATAAACTCTTTACTTTTACCTGTTACATCTATTCCCAAATCTTTAGCAATCGCCATTTTAATATCTTCCACTTTGTCCGTATCTGTAAAAGAAATACCTCTCTTTTGTGCAATAGCAATAGTAGAGGCTCTTGTTTTTTCTGCTATCAAGCCATCGTTAAACGCTTTTTTAAGCTTGTTTTCCGTGTCTGCTTGGTTCGCTTCTAGTACTGCAATGTAAGCCCCCACTTCGTCCGTGACTTCATGTGCTTTATCGTTGAAGTTGATTTTCATGCTTTTTATCCTTTTATTTTTTTTTACTAATGAGCAGATTATACCACACCTTGAACGCTCAACCACGGCTAAATGGTTTGGTTTAATTTTTGTCTGTACATATTTGCCATCTTTTAGAACTATATCGGCACTATAGCCGAGAGAGAACTCTTTATTCTTTGGAGTCTTATAGAAGACTAAATCTGCTAAGACTTTACCATCTTTAAATCTTGCATTCGTGACCACGCCTAAAATGGGTATGGAGTCGGAAAATTCCATAGGCTTTTGAGGATGCTCCTCTACTATAGGAAGATGGTTTAGTAATTTTGCAGACTCTTCTACATCTTTATCTAATCTGTAAAGAGAAACTATTTTATCGCTACCACCATCCATAATCTCACTTTCCAGGTAGTCCTGTTTCCCTGTTCTAGCTATTGCAATGCCTCTGTAAATATGGAGAGGCTGAATATTTTCGCTGTCGTTGAAATTAACTTTTTCTTTTATAAATGTAATCATGTGGATATATACCCCTCGTGCTTAGCATAGGCTCTAAAGACCTCTTTTTGTAAAAGGTTAGACTCTTTTCTACTTAACCTATGCCACTTCCCTAGGGCATCTTGCACTATAACTTTCTTGCTGTTCCAGTAAGCTTGATTTTCTGCAATTTGTATAGCCCACTGTGATACTAGGTCAATTTTCCATATAGTATCTAATAATGGAATAGTTACAATACCTCTAGCTAATAATTCACGCTCTTCTTTGTTCTGTATATGCACCCATGCTTCTTGCTCCTTGCTCCATATTTCTGTAGGTAGTGGTTTCGTAAAAGTACAAAAACTATCCAACGGTGGAGGCTCTATTCCACCCCACTCTATCTCCTGTTTAGTGTCTTTTATATATGCTTTTTTCCCTATATTGCTTACTACTGTTTTCCATTTTTTCTCATTCTCTATAAAGAGATGTACATGTCCTGTTACAGGTGGGGGGGGTGGCACATCTGTAGCACCTTGCCATTCTTGCCATGTGTCCCCCTCTCTATTGAACATGTTCATTTTTTGCTTATTATATATATACATTTTTTCTCCTTTCTATATGTACCAAAATTGAGCATTTCCAGTACCATGACAGTATTTTAGAGCTTCAGTATAGATTCTGCCTGCCATAACCGGGTCGCCTGGTTGGTTTGATGCAATAACTACGCCGTCATACACAAATGAGCTTGGCTCTGCACTAGAAGGTAAATGCCAAAACCCCCAGCCACCAAATGAAATTCCTGCATACCATACGAATGTGGCATTTGTTGGGTGGTATGGCGCTCGTGTTGTCAGCCCCACCATTTGTTTACCCGGGTCGGGTTCTAAGGGATTTAGTAATGCCGTTATAGCTCCGACTATAGTTGTACATCTTTGCACCTTTCCAAAATAAATATGATACATAATACATGGGTCTGCTCTATTAATTAGAACCTCTTGACCGTCTGTAAAATCGGCGAATGTAGGGACACCATCAAAAGTGCCGACTGGGTAATTGTGACACTTCTTGACCGTCCCTGCATCATTCCTATACATGCCACATTCATTAAATAGAATATCCTTTCCAGTCCCACTAATAAAGTCTGTAATAACAGGGGTGTGAGTTACATAGTCTACCCTAACATCTGGAGGGGCTGAACTACCACCGTTCGAAGCCTCCATCGCGTCTTTTGATGCTTGCTGGTATTCTTCTAGTATTGTGGGAGGCACAAACGCAGAATAACGGAGTGAACGCAAATGAATAGTGTAATTGTTCCATTCAGCCAAAGATGCCTCTATTTCTGTGTATACTCCATAGAAGATAGTTTCCTCTCTTACGCCCAAATCGTCCCCTATAATCAATATTGGAACACCCCTATATTCAGCTAAAAGAGAAATAACCCTTTTAGTGTCTTCTACTTTAGGGACACGGACTGGTAAAATCATCTCTTGCCAACTACTAACCCTTAGTCGGTCTAAATTTATGATGTTCCCTGTCATCGAAACGCCTGAACGAACGTTGTACCTTATCGCATCTAGCAATGTACACCCTACTGACTCTCGTGTTCCATAATTAATAAACCCTAACCCTGCGATATTGTCGGACGGTGCTTTGGTTATAGTTATGGTTACAGTACCAGTATAAGGGGGAATTTCTATATAAAAGTCTGCAACCTCTTTAAACCCCTGCAACCCCCAAACAGTAAGAGGGCTTATGTCTGTATCTGTTATAGTCTTAGTAAAAGTTCCCCCTGCTGTTACTGTTACCGTGTCGCCATGTATGTTACCGAGAAAAATAGTATCAATTGCAGTTACGTTATAAGATAGAACTAAGGAGCCACCTGTTACGATAGAAAATGTATCCGGGTAAACATCGTAAACATTATTCCTATTTATTCCTCTAACTGCTACCCACTCTAAAGGCGATATATCGGGTTGATTTGCATTATTTTTGGCTTCTGTAGATGTATACAAGAACCCATTAAAAACCACTGTCTCTCCTTTCGGATAGATAGTGTATGTACTCCATATCGCTTCAGCGTCGGCTTCAGCATTGTTTGCTGTCTCATCAGCTCGCATGTCATGCACTTTTACTATTAACATTTATTCCCTTTTTCTTTTAAAAACTTATCCAAAATGCACAACGGCATCTTATTTCTTGTCCTGTTTGCAGGTAGCGACCATCACATTCAGAATAGCACCCTTTAGAGAGGTCAAAGGTTTGACCGTTTCGTTTTAAGTGGCACATTCTAACTCTTTTATCTTTAGCACTAGACCACCCACCAACTCTAATATTATATTGCTTCATTTTCTCTCTTGCAAATTGAGAATTAGCATTAGCCGTTTCCGTTATTGCTATTGTTTCGGCTCTATGTCGTAACCCACTTACCTCTTTTTGTATATTTAGGCTTATGTCGTGATTGCTATGTCCGTTTGCTATTCCCTCGTTTATTACACGTCCAATATTCTTTCTTTCATCTGTTAATAAAGAAGAGATATTTAGCAAGTTTTGTGAGATAAACATATCAAAAATTTTAAGCTCCTCTTTGTTGAATGTCCTGTTTTTATCTCCTAATTGCACTCCAAGGGAAATATAAATATCTACAAAAAACACGTTTAAAAAGTCTAATATTTCGTTTATAGAGATAGCCCCTGTTAGATTCTCGTATTCAGAAGAGTCTTTGAAGTATACAGAGTTGTAGTTTTTCTTTATAGATTTAAGTGTTTTATTCAGCATTAAATTTAAAAAACTATTATACTTTTTAATGTGCTTTTCTTTTGCTCGTATTAATATTTTTTTCTTTTTCATTTCTTATTGTATCTTTTTTTTATTATTATAGTAAGTGTTCAACTTTTTAAGTACGTTATAAGTTACTATAGATATACTTCCAATACACAACAACAAGGACAAAAAATGATATTTTTAGTAACAGACCCCCAAATTTTAGTGAACTTTAAACCTAACGCAAAGTTTAAGGTTAGTAATATTTTCGACTCTGTAGAGGTCGAGATAAGAACAAATATTAACGAGTTTCATGTTCATGTGGAAGATAAATATATTATTGAATCAATGCTTGAACACGGACAATATTTCCACGTAACGGAGTTAGAATAATGCTTGCTAAGATGCCATTAACACGAACAATTGTAAATCCAAAAAGACAACCTCAACACTTTATTACTAGATATAGTGTTGCACCTGTGGACGTGTCGAGACGTTTATTTTGGGTAGCAGTCCAAACAATGAGACAAACACGAGAACTGTTAGCAGACGGACAGAGTGCAGAAATTCTGTTTGCCTGTGACGACCTGTACCATCTTTACAACTTAGACGAACATATGTTTTATTTAAAGCAAGAGTACAATTATTTCGTTAAATCCAATAGAGCTAACAATATTCTGCAGTTCGATGATTGGAACGGTACAGTAACAGCTTTAATTATTGTTAGACAAATGTTATTAAAAGAAAATAATGTAAACAACAAACCTCTATTGTATAAGGTGGAAAAACAATTAATGTACATTAGGAATAAGCTTAAAAATTCGGAAAGATTACTCCGAAACTGTACCTTGTTTTATGAAAATATAGAGAGGTTCTATACTGGTAAACTGCTTGTAAACAAAACAGAAAAAGAGAGACGTGAATACATGGATAAGCTTTTAGGAAAGATGGATGTGACCACTTTTTCTTTTATGGATAAAACTTTTATAGAAAATGGTGCATTGCTAACACTGGAAGAGTGTGTTAAGAAATGGGTAGAGGGATACCCCCAAAAAGAGTTCCTAACTGGGATAGATGAGCAATTCTATATTAAAAAATATAATATAGAATTGGTACACACTAAACGGCTAGATTTTTAAAAGCTCTTTGGCTTTGGATTCTTCAATCAGTCCAAGGTCAATTAAATTTCCCACATTTTCTATTTCTAATTTTTCACTTCCTGCTTTCTCTTCTCTCGTATCTTGCTCAATGGGTTCAAAACTCCACTCTCCTATCAATCCCTCTTTTTCTAAAATTTGATTAAAAATAGGTTCTACATAATACTCTCTAATGTCTGCTACCACGGTGTCATAGTAGTTGGTCAAATCCCCTTGGTTGGAAGTGCTTAATCCTCCTACGGTTTGTCTAAATAAACGTGTATATGGGATTTTAGCAACTGCACATATAGCAACGGCATATTCTTTTATTAAGTCCCTAACCCCTGCTACGGACTTGGTAACATTTACATAATCATCTTCTTTATCTATTAATAAGATTGAATTATTGGACTTTAATTGAGTGATAAACTCTAGCCTTTGTAGTAGGTCATCTTCTCTCTCATCTTCAATTAGCTCATTTAATCCGTTCATTTTTATTACGTTTTGATTCATTTCGCCCACAATGTCCACGGACTGAGAGAGAGCTACCCTATAAGTTATTACGTTTTGCACGTTGAGGTCTATAACGGAAACACCCAAGCCCTCGTTATTTAATTTGTGCTTGTTTGTAGCAAAGGTTGTCACGGAAATCAAGTTCTCTTTCTCTAAAATCTCCCCTGTAATTGCTAAAGAAAAACTAACAGGTTCTAAAAAGTCATCCCTTAAAGGGTTCATTTCAATAGAGCCAAAATTCAAATCTGATGGGGTAAGAACCGTGTATTTCCCATCTTTAACATAGAGCCATGCACCACCATAAACTCGTGCCATAGAGACAACTTCTATAATCTTTTTCTTTACAGATTTAAATAGCTCTTTTATTTTATCGTCTGCATTAATCCCAGTTAAAAACGCATCGTTAACTGGTGCTGTAACTATCGTTTGCAGTAGTCCATCGTTGCTAAAGTACTCTTCCCTTTGCACCTCATCCATCATCGCAGATTGTGAAAAAGTACTGTGTAGAACTCCATGAGAAGTTCCGATTTTTTTATTTACATTTATGTATCCATCCATAAAATTTGTATTTGTATTTGTCATTTTTACGCCTTTGCTGTTTGTTTTTCTAGTTCTTCCAAGATATTAATAAGAAGATTTTTTTGTTTAGAGTCAAGTTCAATTTGTCCACCTAAGATTCTGTTTATTTTATCTAATTTTTCTGACTGAACATCATTTACAATCTCAACTCTTTGAACTTTGTCCACTGGTATAGAATTTTTTAAACTGTTCAAGTCGCTAATTAATGCGTTTTGACCTGTAAAAAATTGATTATTCCCTACATTTAAAGAGGTAGTTTGTAGTTCTTCATTCAAACTATTTATTAAATCTGTATTTGGGGTTTCTCTTTTTAGTTCAGTTTTTAACTGGTCTTTTAGTCTGTTATAGTCGATTAAATCGGACACCAAAGAAGAGTTAGTGTTTTCTT